ATCTGCTGTTTTGTTTTAGTTGGCTTACTTTTATTAGTTGGTGCACTCATCATTAACTTTTTCTTATATTCTTCAAAACCAACAAAATGATCTTTATCCATTCTTGAATAGTCAACCAACCAACGCTGCCATAGCATAGTTTCAGATTTTTGTTTATATGCTTCTTGAATAAGTTCAAAACCGGTTTGAAAATCTAATTCCATTACATAAGAACCGTATCTGTTTAAAATTAAATCAAGGCACTCAATATCTATTTGAGTGCTGTAGATAAAAAACTTTTTAATTCACCTTGATTAAACAGATCCTTAAGCATTTTTATTAATTCTGTTATTTCTAAGCTTTGTATATCAGTAACAGATTTTCCACTCAAATCAGCAAGTAGCTTATATATTTCCTGCTCTGCATTACTTATATTTTCAACAAACAACATGAACAAATCGGCTTTCATCTCATTTTCTGCCTGTTCCTTTTCTCTTTTGCTTTTGCCAGTTACATCTTTTGCTAAGCTTTTCACCTCATTTTTTATATTCATTTTCTTTACGATCTTGCTTAAAGTAAATAAATCCTTTGTCTGTAAATTTCTCATGTATAACTACCTCCTAAAAATAAAAAGCACCCTTTCGAGTGCTTAAATTAATTATTTGTTACGTTTGTTGCTGTAAAGGTATCTAATGCAGTACCACTAGCCGATTGCACTTGCTTGCTTGTATCTGTAGGTTTTGTATAAGCGATTGTAACTGCCTGTCCACTTGTTGGAGCTGTAGTCGGTGTAAGTTCTATTGTCTTTGTATCAGACGTTCCTCTTGTGGCTGCCGTAATAGCATTAGCCGAACCAGCCACCATAAGCGTAAAACCATCTTTTGGAACTGTAGCAGCTACCGTGTCGGACATTGTTAAAATTATTTTCCCAGAGCTCACTGCTGCACTACTTAAAGTAAATGCCATAGGTGTTGGAGCATCAAGTTTTGGATAGTAGATTTTATATGGCAAAGCCTGTGGCGTACTTGGGTCCGTATGAGCTGTAAAAGTAACATCCAAAACATTATCTTTAGAATCTTGTGTTTTTAATTGTAAACCATCTAAACAAAGAGCATTTTCAATTACAATTATGACTGGTTTTTCACTTCCGCTAAGTCTACCTACCCAAGCTAAATTTTTTATATAATCACTGTCAGCTATAACCGTTTTCCCTTGTATAATACTATAATTTGAATCACTGTTTTCATCTATATCTGCTATAAGCGCAGCAGCTAAAATTTCTTTTGTAGCTTCAAGAAAACTACATTTCAAGGTTATTGTAATACTATCAAAAACCTCCATTCCTTTAGCATTACCTTTTACACCATCAACCTGTATTTGTCTCATTTTTGCTTTAGCCTGAAACTCATTTCCTCCTGACGTTGCACCTATTCGTCCTTGATCCAGAAGTCCAAAATTTTTATACACAGCACCAGCATCTAATAATAAATGGTCTTTAGTTTTTTCATTAAAACCAGTTGTATATAATCCATCTGCATTTATTGGTGACATTTTATATCATCATCCTTTCATTCATAAAGTTTTACTAAAAAGCGAAGCTCCCGACGCTGAATATTTATATCAGAATCTGGAAGCTTTAAGCGATATGGATTATCCTTAAATATTTGAATAAGCATATCATCATTATTTATTATTTTCTTATCTAAAGCCTTTACTAAGTTGTCTGTAATTGTTTCTATTTCTTCAACTTGACCACTCTTATTATTCCAAATATCAATTTGCAACTGGTTCAAGTCACTATATTCATTATTGGCGGTAATGCTAGGGAAAATTAAATTCTGCATAAGGGTACTTCTTTTCTAATTCTGTTGGATAATGCTCTGCATAGCTTGGCACTATAGAATTAATTAAACCAAATACCACATTATACAAACTTAACATTACTTATTACCTCCCATATTCACACTTATTTTCTGTCCTGCTATTTGCTCAAGCTTACTTATATTTTCCATTGCCGCTGGTTCAAGAAAAGGCTGTGCTTTCATTTTAGAAGTTCCTTTTTCAACAAAAACAGCATAAGGTTGACCTTTGCTATTAACAGCCTCTTGAGTAGTGCCTACTTTAACCCCGCTATTATCGGGATTTACTTCATGTGTAATACTTCGTCTCATTAATCCTGGATGAGCATCACCGTCAGCTCTGTCTCCTACTGGCGCCCTTAGTTTAGCCTCACCCTCAACAAAAGTTCCTATCGTTTCGCAAATATCACCTTTAGCCTTTTCCAGCACATTTAAAACTTCCGGAATATTACTCTTAAACTCCAAGACAAACCACCTCCATATGTCCTTTGTTCCACGGAATAGCTTTCACCTCATAGTTTTCAGTTATTCCATGCAAATTCTTATAGCTTAATGTAGTGCCAATTTTAATATCATTATCAATATGGTCTATAAAAATTCTTTTGTTAACCTCAATATTATAACCATATTGCTTCAACAAAAGTTCTTGAGAGTAAGGTTGTACATCACAATAGATATCCTTTAATGGTTCATTAGTACCTGGAACCCAAGAACCATGATTATCTTGATGCCCTTCTGTTTTCTTATATAATGTTATAACATCATCCTGTTTCATTATCCCATCATCCTCGCATACGGAGTTGGCAATAAAGCTTTTACATTTTCACTTAAATCACTTCCATAAGTTCCACTTTCAGAACCTTGACTATATTGCTTTATACCTTCATTACCTTTTTGGCTCAGTTGTTCCATTACATAAGCTATACAAGCGTCTTGGTACGTGTTTTCTATATCAGTGGTATTATTACTATCTAAATTTAAATAGTTTCCTATAAGTGTTGTGGCACGTCTAATATAGATATTAATTTCGTTATCCCTATTAGTGTCAGTAATGTTTTTTAATATTTTTACATCATTTAAGACAGCCATCACTTATCACCTTCGATTTTCTTAAGTTCAGCTATAAGATCATCCTTTTTCATATTAGAATAATTATTAATATTCTTTTCTTTTGCAATTTGCTTCAAATCATTTAAAGTTAAACTATCATAATCAACTTTTATTGGAGTTGCTTTTAATTCCTTTTCTCTTTTAGCTTGTTCCCTTCTCCTAAGATTAAACCCAGCTAATCCCATGTAAATTCCTCCTTAAAAAAATAGCTTAAGAAATATTCCTAAGCTATTTTGTGTTTAAATTCCACAATTCTTATTGCCTTGTTTTCATAAACTCTTTCCCAATTTGCAGGTGTAGCAAGTTCTGTATTATTTGGTGAAGCACCTGCAACGCTAGAGTTAGTAAATTTAATGCCTCTTGGATGCAAGATGTAATGTTTTCTATTAATTAAAATATCATTTCCCGCAAGTGTATCTCTATCTGTTTCTGTAGGTACTGGTGGATTTCCATTTCCTAAGCCAACAGCTCCTTGTCCAAATAAGTAAGTTGTATAAATTCCATTAGTAGCATCTACAGGACAGCCATCATCTTCAATAACTGTTTTACCCATATAAGATTTAAGTACAACATTACCCTCACTGTCTCTTATTGTTTCAATTAAATCTTTCTTAGCTAAATATGAGACAGTCATTGAGTGCATTCCTATAGCTGTAAGATTTTCTTTTGCATCTCCCAACTTTTGCGTAGCATCAATAAATGTCTCACCAGTAATAAGTGCTGCATTTCCTGTTGCACCCGAAATATCAAGCACATTTCCAGACATTGAGGTAGATGCAAAAACTCCATTTAAAATTGAAATTAAAGTTTTTTGCATTTGTCTAGCCCAATACCCAGCTACCAAGTCTCCTACTGCTGCCATTGGATCTGCACCTGAAAGAGCTTTCGCTAAATCATTCACTGACCATGCTTTGCCTCTCATTAAAAGTACTGCTTGATCTTGCCCTGCTGTAATTTTTTGTGGTGTTAATGCTCCACTATCAGAAAGTACTTCATCATCACCAGTTAAATCACTAAAATATGGCATATTCAAAATTTTTCCACCGCTTGAAGCAAGTGCATCAAGTTCAGCGTCATTTGTTACTATACCGCTATTGTAAAGTGCTGAAAGTTCCATTGTTCTTTGTACCACATAAGGGTTAAAAACCTCTGGTACTATAATATCGCTTATTTGTGTTGTTGCCATTTAAAATCATTCCTTTCTATTTCTTGGCTTCTGCCATATATTTTCTTGCAAGTTCAGGATTTTCTCTTAAAATTTTCCCTTGCATTGTTAAATTATAATGTTCTTTACTCCAAGGATTTTCTGTTGTTTCTGCACCACCACCCTTAGGTGGAATATATGTGTTATCCTTAAGCATTTGTGCTTTCAATGCTTCGTCATGTTTGCTGAATATAACTGCAAGAGTATCAAGATTTTGTTTTGTTGCTTCTTCATCATCTCCAATTACAAAATCAATCAAATCTACAGGCAAATTCTTTTCAGTAGCAATTTTAAAAGCCTTATTTGTTAGTGCTTCTTTTAATTTCTCCTTTTCTATTTGTTCAAGTCTTGCTTTATTTTGTTTGTTTTCCTCTAAGAGCTGTACCATTATCGGATCCTTAGGCTTATCCTCTGGGTGCAATTCAAGATATTTTTCATTAACTAACTTGTCTAAATTACCATTAGTTTTGAAGGTTTCCATAGCTTTTTTAAAATGCTTGTCATTTATACTGTCTATAAAAGATTTAAAATCTGGTTCATTTAATTTTGCTTTAAAAGCATCTAAAGTCAAACCACTATTTACTAATGCCTTAACTGGTTCTGTCTTTCCCAAAATTTCATCAATGTTGTCATCATCTTTATTGTTTTTCAATAATTCTGCTAATTCTTTTTTTAACATAATCTTTATACCTCCTGTGCCCTCTCAACTCATTGAACTAAGAACGCATTTAATTTTTTATAAAATAAAAAAGCCTTATTACTAAAGCTTTAATTTTTGACATAATAAAAGCACCTACTATTTTATTAGCAAGTGCTTTTAAATTACTTTTTCGCCTTTTTTATATGCTTCTCTTGCTTCTTTTAATGTCATTTTATTAGGTCCTTTTAAATCTGTTTCTTTTTCTTGTGGTCCACTATTCTGCCATCCACAATTATCACAAATATCAAATAAATCAACTTCTTCTCCGCATACTGGACATTTCATTCTTTTTATTCCTCCTTATAATCTTTTATTTGTTGTAACCAATATTTATATTCATCTTCAGGTTTAAATAAAGTTGATATCTTTCCGTCAGCTCTTCCTATTGCAAAATCATTAGTACTTTTTCTGTATTTAAATATAAATCCATCTTTACTTACAAAACCTTCTACATCGTTGCTCAATGGAGATGCTAACAATTCTCTAGCAATATTCAAATATTCTTCTGGAGTTATATCACCATATTTATCTAAATGCTTTTCTATATGCTTATTAAACTTCTTTTCTGTAGAAAAATCTGAATTTAACCACTTATTATTACCAATTATATCACTATTTAAAGAATTTGTATTGTCATTTTCAGAACTATTTATTTTACTATTTATCCAATTATTATAATCAGTATAATCTATTATATCTTTTGTTTCATTATCCTTACGTTTACTAGGTTGCCAATCATCAAAAGGCACATTTATTAAAACACATCTACAGTTTGGATGGTTTTCAGGTGGCACTACTTTGTCAGGATCATCCACATCAAACGGGTGACCATCAAGAGCGGCACATTCTTCACTTGTTTTATTATCCAATGTAGCTGAATATATTTGCTTTTTTACTCCTGTAGAAGCTGCTATATCATCTATTGCTTGGCTCTGTACTCTTGCATTTTCGGTATTAACAAGTCTCTGTGCATTAAAAGCATTAACATTAAATATTTCTTGTATATCCTTTCCTATAGCATCAATCGTTGTATCGCCATTCATAGCGTCCACAATACTTTGCTTAAGTTTATCAGCAACATTTGCAGTATTAGACCAAATACGGTCAGAAAAAAGAGTGCCATCTATAGGATTGTTTACAGCTGCATCAATGTATTCATCTTTCAGAATATCAAATTTAAGGTCAACTTTAAGACCACTATCCATTACATAAGCATTTTTATAATAGGTATCACTGTAATTATGCTTAAGAATATTGGTTACATTATCAACCTGCGTTTGTCCCATATCCTTAGCCATGCTTTTTAATGTGCTGTCAACATCACCAGTTATTGCCTTTTTCTGCTGCAGCGTT